ACAGTGCCAAAGCTCAGTACATCTATTACTTGTTTTGTTGACTCTTCCATCTTTATTTTCCTGAAACTGCTGTAACAATAAACGTAATCAATAAGCCAGCTATGCCTACAAGAACTGCAATCCAAAATGATTTAATTAACGCATCCTTTGCTTCTTGCTGTGCATAAACTTCCCTCTGCCTTTGCGCCTGAACTTCTTTCATGCAGTTACGGTACTCCTCTAAACCTTCGTTACCGTATGCATACTGCAGCAATGTTATTACCTCTTTTCTCTGTGTCTCTATCCTTTTCTTTGCGGCAAACATCTGTGCCGCTTCCGCTTCTACTGAGTTTGCAAACACCACATCTTTGAGCGGATTGCGTTTTTTCTGTTGCCTTTGATTTGCATACAAAACATCTGATGCATGGCCCTGCCATCTGGCTACTACTTGAAACGTATCCTCAATGGACTTGCCTGCTTCAATAAATGCTTTGACCCCTGCGTATGCCTTTGTAGCTGCCGCCGCAGCCGTAATCGGGTCAATCATTTGTCACCTCGTATATAACGTAAGGATCGCAATATGAATTAGGCCAAGGTAAATACCAGGTGTACGTTTGATCTGATTCGCTATTTATCTCCTTGTATTTGCAAACTCTGTAATGTTCTAGCCTCGTTCTGCTTCCAATAGCCCATGTGTAGGTGTAGGTATTCAACACCAGATACAACACGATTGTTTTCACACATCACGGCTTATCAGGCCATGTAATACTTGACGGAAACCCAGACTGCTGTGGCACATCGCGCAGTGCCTGCCTATACGTCTTCATAGCATCAGGCATAGTGACATCTGCCAAAGCATAATGATCTGTCTCCATCAACAGGGCAGTACGCTTGGCTCTTTCAGTTGCCGCCAAAGCCGCAGTATTTGCCGTGTCATATGCTGTCTTTTGCGCCGCTACCGTCTGAACATCACCGTTTTCATCGGTATATTCAGTAAACATTTCCTGCTCTTTCCACGCATATACCCAATTGCCTTTACCGTCTTGCACAGCGCCGTTACGAACAACAGACTTGTACGCCGCGCTGGGTTCTGGGGCAGGAGCTTCTAATACGGGGTCTACGTTTAAAGCATCATGAACAGAGCTGTTCCACGCTTTGGGAAAGCTCATGTTTTTGTTTGTTGCACGGAGTTCAGTGTCCGTCTTTATCTCGCCGTTTGACCTGTTTCTATACTCTGCCATGTCAATTCCTATGCGATTGCTAAAAATATGTAAGTGCCACTAGAAGCATTAAGTCCTGCTGGTGCAGATGATGTCACCGTAAAACCGCTAGATAGAGGGTCAATGTAGTCTGTGTTGGTTACATCAACGGCTCCGCTATTTAGAAGAAAATAAGGATCATTGCCAGCCACAATCCCTCTCACAGAGTCATACACATACCAATCACCTGTAGAGTCCGTGCGTCTAATCAAAACAAACTTAGCGCCAGCACTAAACCCGCAATCTACGTTTAAGTCACTGCCTGTTCCGGTGTAACTTCCTACCTTTGATATTCCTGCGACTGTTGCGAATAAATAAGCTATGTAGGTAGCACTGCTAGCATTTGTAAATGCACTGTAGGTTGAAAACACGCTAGACGTTGGTGCTGTGTCATTCCAAAATCCAACAGATGTTGCTGTAGCGGACGCTGCATTGAGGTACGTAGCCTTAGTAGCACCCGTTGCCGAGTGAAAAACAAACCAGTTTTCTGCGGCACTACGCGATTTAACAATCATTATTTCAGGGGTTACCCCTAAATTATGAGACACTGTTCTCCCGTTTGTTCCATCGCCGGTATAAGCCACAACATCAAAGAAACCCGGTGTTCTACGGAACATATAACTAACATAATCTGTGTTGGCAAAACTGTTGTTATACCAACCATCCATAAAGTCCCATTTATGGTCATTGTTAGTTACTTCTGCGGCCGTGGTATATGAAAACATATACTTTGCACCCTGCAATCGAGACCCAAAGTACATGGCTTTTGTGCTAGTTGTTACATGATAAAAACCAGCATCTACCGGAAAACTCGATACGAAAAGTGGCGCATTAGTCGTAGCATTTGCTACAGCAAATAAATCAGTAGCCGCAAACTCTGATGCTGGCTTGTTGGGTCTACGGATCGCCATGTAGATATAGTCTTCGCCGCTCGTATTAACGTAGGTATTTTGCTGTGT